AAGTACGCCGGACACATTAAGATCTTTGGAGCGAGTAACCCAAAGGATAGGACTAGCGCATTCGGTCAGCGGTGTGAGCCAAAGGACGGCTGGGGTAGCGTAGACTGCGAGGATGACTTTGAGTGGGATAGTCGTGAGGGCTACAAGGTTCTCCGGCTAGATGCGGCAAGGTGCGAGAACGTCATTGAGAAGCGTATCGTCTACGCTGGATTGCAGACGTATCAGGGCTTCATGGGCTACATGAGCCGAGGCCGGACAGCGGAAGCAATGACGATGGCAAGGGGATGGTTTCCAGAGGAAGGTCAGGCTATGGGAATCATCGCGCCTAGCATGATGGACAACGCCATCGGCACAGTGCGGTTTATCGGGCCTGTAGTACCCCTAGCGGCCTTCGATTTAGCATTGGAGGGTAACGACCAAGTAATGTGTTCCTACGGACGATTTGGGCTTTGTGATGGCTGGACACCCATGTCCGGCAAGTTCATCGAGTTTAAGAAACCAAGGACAGTATTGCAACTTGACTCTCAAATCCCATTCCCAAAGAAGACTACCTTGGAACAGACGCAGGCGATCATCAACTTCTGCAAGATCATGAAGATAGGAGCCAACTGGCTATGTGTTGATCGTACAGGCAACGGCGCAGGCATTCACGATTCGCTTTGTTCCCTTTTTGGGAACGAGGTTATGGGAGTTAATTATAGCTGGGCGGCAAGCGAGACACATATCCTTGGAGATGACAGCCAGCGAGCCAACGAGCTTTACAATGGCGTGGTGACTGAGCTGATTTTTGGACTTAGCAAGTACCTAGAGTTTGAGTACCTAAAGATCTCGCCATCGTTTAGGAATGAGGAGCTGACCAGACAGGCGACATCGCGCCGATACAAGCAGAAAGGCTTGGGCATGGTGCGAGTAGAGAGTAAGGGAGAATACTGCAAGCGGACTCGTAGCAAGTCGCCGGATGAACTAGATTCCCTATCCATGCTGGTATACCTAATGCGGCAGCGAGGAGGGGCCGTAGCGACGATGACAGAGGCAAAGCCTGATCCTAACGCTAACAGGCGCGAAATCCAGAGTCTAGTTGACTCTATGTCATTTGTTGATATGTCTGATTAAGTTTTTACCCGATGGTGTAACGGTAACACAGTGTCCTTTGGAGACATTATTAATAGTTCAAATCTATTTCGGGTAGCCAACTCATCAGTTAGGCTTACAAGTTGCCGATCTTTCTGCCGATCTGTAACAGAAGCTATAGTTTGCTATAGGCTACATTACTGCCGATAATGGAAGCTATAGCTGACATTGCTTGCTGAGTTTATCGGCAGTGATAAGCCGAGCGTGTGAAGTGAATAGGGGGCGTTTATTATTCAAAAGCAATAAAAGGTGTTTATTACCAAGGAGTTATTTTTCAAGGATCTATTCATCCTGTCGGAAATACTAGTATCTTTTTCCGTCAGGTAAACGAAAGCTGACATATCGAAGATGTTCACGATCATGCACATAGGCGGAGTCAATAAGAATGCCGGTGGCACATTTAATAAAAATCTATCTTTTTAAGAAGTATACCCTATTGGGTATTACTTTTGAGTTATAAGTCATGAATATACCTTTAAGGGTATAAAAATGATCTATATGTCAATTTTGTGTTGAGTTTTCAACGTATAGAAAGCGTTTTTGAGTGAAATAACTCATTATCCTGAGTTAACGGGGGTGATTTGCTTAAATAAGAAACAGGATTGGTGGTATGGATTGCCAAAGCTAAAAAAAGGGTATCATCAATCACCCAAACATTACAGGCCGTCTATCAGATATTAATTGACGAGATCATGTGTCAACAATATATTTTTCTCAATAGAACCTTTCAAGCCTCTCATAGAAGCTCAAACCGAAAAGTCTGTTTCATCGCCAGTTTGTTTCGACGGCTGGCTGTCCTGTTGGGTTCACCCTGCGAGGACATATAATCGGGCGGGGCATTGAGGGCTGGATAGATAAACCAGAGCGACCTGAACCCCGTCCGACCTTTTTAGCTGGATCTTCTAACGCAAAAGAACCATTGCCTCATGCATGGGAATGTGGGTTCAAATCCCACTCCAACTCAAAATAGTTCTTGATGCCCCAACCAAGATCGCCAATGAACATTGACGGCAAAAATTACTCTGCATACTATAAAAAGCATGGCGAAAACTACTGGCTACTCCATCTACAGCCGAACGGTAAAGGAAATGACCAAGGTCAACAGGATGCCAGAATTGTACCCTGATTTTCCAAAGCAGAAGTTTGACATCATTTATGCTGATCCCCCATGGGATTATGGGGGAAAGCTACAATTTGATAAAAGTAGCAAGAAGGCAGACGAACTAGATCCAACAAAAAACATTTTCGTGAGTTCAGCCTCATTCAAGTACCCGACTCTAAAGATCAAGGAGCTTGAACTGATGCCAGTTGACCAAATCGCAAAAGATGACTGCCTACTTTTTATGTGGGCAACAAGTCCTCATTTGGCTCATGCCATCTCACTCGGTCATGAATGGGGTTTTGATTACAAAACTGTAGCTTTCGTATGGGACAAAATGGTGCACAACCCCGGTAAATACACCCTTTCGAATACGGAGCTTTGCCTGCTTTTCAAGAAAGGGAAGATTCCTCAGCCAAGGGGTGCAAGGAATATCCAGCAGTTGATTCGTAGCCCAAGAAGGGCACATAGCATGAAGCCAGATGAGGTGCGAGATGCGATCGCCAAGATGTTCCCCTCACAAGCTCGTATCGAGCTTTTTGCTAGGGGCAACTATGACGGCTGGACCGAATGGGGTCTTGATGTACTCGATCAACAAGCGGAAAACTTCACATTAACAACGGCATAAGATTCTTCTCAAAATGCTCTAGAAGAGCTTCGCGATGAGGCAGGGGAGTTTTCTTTTTACTGGGTCATGTAGTATTTACTGCCCAGTAAAAATAGACCATAAGCTAATTTATTAACGAATTGTTTAGACTATGGGCTAATAATCCCCTTATAGGTTAATTTCACCGCACAATCTAATCAAATGGAACTACACACACCTAAGACAATCGAACAGATCCCACTTAAGAAGCTGACCCCTTATGCCAGAAATTCTAGGGTACATAGCGAAATTCAAATATCGCAACTTGCGAGTTCAATAAAAGAATTCGGCTTCACCAACCCAGTATTGATTGACGATGGAAACGACATCATTGCCGGACATGGAAGGGTACTGGCGGCAACCAAGCTAGGATTAGACACAGTACCATGCATTAGGTTGAGCCATTTGACAGAACACCAGCGTAGGGCGTATGTAATTCTGGATAACCAATCAAGCCAGACCTCATCTTGGAATTTTGATATGCTTTCGGTCGAGCTTGATGAGCTTAATGATGCTAAATATGACATTTCGTTGATTGGCTTCAGCACGACAGAACTGGCAGAAATCATCGGATCTCCCAACGAAATTGACGTAAATGAGGATGAAAAGCTAATTTCTGATAAGAAATCCTGCATTTGTCCCAAGTGCCAGTTTGAGTTTCTGCCATAACTAATACTTGCTTAGGTATTGCAAATAATATACGAAATCCTAATGGCGAAACCGATAATTGGGATGATCCCTCCGAATGGCTGGCATTACATTGATGGCGATGCAAGGCTTGCCGGACACGATTACAATAACCTTTTGAGCGTTGTTGAGAACTATCGTGCCGAGAATCATCTTCCAATCGGTGACGTAGAGGGGGATGTCAATAGTTACATCTGCACTAACTGGCCTCAGTTCTGCCACGGTGTGGACATGGTTACTATAACTAGCGTCAACCCATCTGGTGAGTTACTTAATGACATTCAGACTTGGGCAAAGAATATCCAGAACTCCGGCAAGCCCGTCATGTACGTTACGGATGAACTTGCAGAAGAGAGGGCCAAGACATGTAGGGGATGCGTGAACAACGTCAATTGGAGAGGCGGATGCTCCTCCTGCATCTCATCTACTGAGAGGCTCTGTGCGAGCGTCAGGCAGGCCCGTGACACCGATTCCAGTGCTGTCCTTGGCGGATGCAACGTGATGCGTCACGACAACCGCACAGCCATTTTCCTTGATAAA